ACAAGAGAACAAGCCTTAACATTACCAGCAGTAAGTGGTGCAGTAAGTCTAATTTCAAATATGATAGCAAGTATGCCAATAAAACTTTATAAATATAAACAAGGTAAAGTAGAACATATAGAAGATGATCCAAGAGTTCGATTACTTAATGGAGATACTGGAGATACATTGGATGCATGGCAATTAAAACATGCATTAGTTGAAGATTATCTTATGGATAAAGGTGGATATTGCTATATAAGAAGAAATAGAAATGAAGTAACTGGACTATTTTATGTAAAACCTATATATGTTCAAACAATACCTAATTTCAAGCCAATATTTAAAGATTATCAAATTTTAGTTTTAGGTGAAGAACATTATAAACATGAATTTATAAAACTTTTAAGAAATACTCAAGATGGAGCAACTGGTGTAGGTTTAACACAAGAAGTAGGACAAGCTATAGAAACTGCATATAATACACTTTTATATCAATTAAATATGGTCAAAAGTGGTGGCAATAAAAAAGGATTTCTAAAATCACAAAGAAAGCTAGGACAAGATGAAATAAATATATTAAAACAAGCATGGAATAATTTATATGCTAATAACAAAGAAAATGTTGTTGTATTAAATAATGGTTTAGAGTTTCAAGAAAGTTCAAATAATGCAGTAGAAATGCAAATGAATGATAGCAGAAAAACTTTAAATGATGAAATTAATAATTTATTTCATATATATCCTAATGATTTTTATGAAACTTTTAAACAAGCAATATATCCTATAACAAAAGCCTTTGAAACTGCTTTAAATAGAGATTTACTATTAGAAAAAGAAAAGAAAAATATGTTCTTTGAATTTGATATAAAAGAAATTATAAAAGCAAATGTAAAAGAAAGATATGAAGCCTATAAGATAGCAAAAGAAACAGGATGGTTATCCTTTAATGAAATAAGAAGAATGGAAAACATGAATTATATAGAAGGTTATGATGTTGCTAATGTTGGATTAGGAGCAGTTTTATATGATTTCAATAATCATTCATACTATACACCAAACTCTGATACAGTAACAAGCCCAAGTGATGGAGTAGAAACTGGAGAAGAAAGTAAAACAGATGAAAGTATAAAAAATGTATTAACTTCTAAACTTTTAGATACTGAATTTGAACAAAGTGGAAACTCAAGCGATGCATAAAGGAGGTGATGTGAATGGAAGTCAGAGTAAAACAAGATAGTGTTGAAATAGAAGGATATGTCAATGCAGTTGAAAGAAACTCTAAACCTTTAATGAGTAGAGTAGGACAATTCATTGAAAGAATTTGTAAAGGTGCATTTAAAAAAGCATTAAGAAGAAATGATGATGTTCATATTTTACTTAATCATAACTGGGATAGAGATTTAGGTTCAACTAAACAGGGGAATCTTGAACTAGAAGAAGATAATATAGGACTTCATGCAAAAGCAACTATAACAGATCCAGAAGTTATAGAAAAAGCAAGAAATGGAGAATTAGTTGGTTGGAGTTTTGGATTTCAAGATAGAGAAGTAGAAAACACTATTGAAAGAGGAATGCCATACAGAGCAGTTAAAGATTTAGATTTAGCAGAAGTATCTATACTAGATAAAAGAAAAAAACCTGCATATGATGGAACATTAATAATGGCAAGAGATGATAATGAAGAATTACATTTTAGAGGTGAAGATTTTATTGATGAAGTAACCATAAGAGAAGAAAATGCACAAAATAATGAAAATAATGTGCAAAATGAAAAATTGGATAATGAAATGAAAAATAATGAAGTGCAAGAAATAGAGCCTAAACAACAAGAAGAAGTTGTTGAAACAATAGATTATTCTAAATATGAGAATATGATTAAAGAAATGAAGGAGGAAAAATAAATGGAAAAGGAATTAATTGAAAAGAAAAATGACTTTATAACAAGAGCAGATGAAGTTCTAAATAAAGCCAAAGAAGAAAAAAGAGAACTAACAGAAGATGAAGCAATGGAACTTGCTGAAATAAGAGATAATGTTAGAAGAATTATGAAAACACTAGAATTGAAAGGAGAATTTGATAAAATGGAAGGTCAAGCATTAGAAAAAGAAGGTTTACCTAAAGATGAAGAAGAAAGAAAGTGTGGAGATAAAGAAGAAAGAGCATTAGAAGAAGAAAAAGCATTTGAAAGTTATATAAGAGGTACAGTTCTTAATGAAAGAGCAACAAATTTAACACCTGCATCAAATAGTGGTGGAGTATTAATTCCAACAACTATTGCAAATCGTATCATTAAAAAAGTTTATGATATGTCACCAATACTTGAAAAATCAACTAAATACAATGTTAAAGGAAAATTAGAGTTACCATACTATGATGAATCTACTCAATCAATTACAGTTGCATGGGCTACTGAATTTCAAGATTTAGAAAGCAATGTTGGTAAATTTACTAATATAACTTTAACAGGTTATTTAGCAGGAGCATTAAGTTTAGTATCTCGTTCATTAATCAACAATGCACAATTTGATATTGTAGCATTTGTAGTTGATAGAATGGCTTATGATATACATAGATTTATTGAAAATGCATTATTAAATGGTTCAGGAAGTGTTACAGGTTTATCAACAGTAAGTAATGTTGTAACTACTGCAAGTGAATCTGCTATAACTACTGATGATTTAATTAAGGTTCAAGGAAAAATTAAAGATGTATTTCAAGGTAATGCTATTTGGATTATGAATGAAAGTACAAGAACTGCAATTAGACAATTAAAATCTCAAACTGGTTCATATTTACTAAATGAAATTTATGATTTATCTTCACCATTTAAAAATACTTTATTAGGAAAGCCAGTATATGTATCTGATAATATGCCAGAAATAGAAGCAGGAAAGAATGTTATTTACTATGGTGATATGTCAGGATTAGCAACTAAATTTAGTGAAGATATTAATATTGAAGTTTTAAGAGAAAAATATGCTACTCAACATGCTTATGGTATTGTTGGATGGTTAGAATTTGACTCAAAAATTGAAGACCCTCAAAAAATTGCATCTCTTAAGATGGCTGGAACTACACCAAGTGTGTAATTAATATTATTTGTTGTTTAGGCAGAACTCCAACAAAAGAAAGGAGTAACTATGAATAATATAAGTAAAATAAGTGATATAACTTATTCTGATATAGCAAATTATATTAGATTAAGTGAAGTATCAGAAAGTGACCAAAATTATTTAACTACATTAATAAACATTTCTAAAGATTATATATTAAACTATACTGGCATAAATGAAAATGATTTAGATAATTATACAGATTTAATTATAGTTGTCTTTGTATTATGCCAAGATATGTACGATACAAGAGCAATGTATGTTGATAATTCCAACCTAAATAAAGTTGTTGAAACTATACTTGGTATGCATCAAAATAATTTACTACCAAATGGTGAAGTAAATGATTGATGCAGGTAAATATAATAAAAAAATTACAATATATCAAGTTATAGAAACAGAAGATAGTCAAGGATTTCCAATAAAAACAGAAGTAGTAATATTACAACCTTATGCCAAAGTAAAAACCACTAGAGGATTTACTTTAATAGCAAATAATAGTGATTTTGAAAAAGCATATACAAATTTTACAATAAGATACTCAAAGACAGTTGAAGATGCTTATTATAATAGTCAAACATCAAACAGGGATATGTTGATAGCATTTAATAATAAAACATATTCAGTTCAATATTTAAATAATATTGATGAATTAAATGTAGAAATTGAAATGCAATGTAAAGAAGTGATGAAATAATGGCAAAATTCAAATGTGAATTACCTACTCAATTAATAAATGAACTTACTAAATTGGAACAGAATACACCAAAGATGATGGAAGAAATGACACAAGCAGGAGCAGAAGTTGTTATGCAAAATGTCAAATCCAATATGAAGTCAAGTTTTAAAGATAGTGCTAAACTAGAAAAATATTTAAAAGTAACTAAAACATATAGAACAAAAGATGGAAGTGTAAATACCAAAGTAGGATTTTATGGTTATCATAAAAAAGGTTCTAAATCATTTAGTATAACTTCAAAAAAAGGAACAACTTATTCATATGATGGTATTCCTGTTCCATTAATAGTAAGAGCAAGAGAATTTGGTTCATCTAGTGGTGAAGCAAAAAAACCATTTTTTAGAAAGTCTTTTAATAAATCACAAATAGAAAGTGAAATGTTAAAAGTTCAAAAGAAATATATTAAGGAGTAAACATGAATGAATTAATACAATCAATTTTTACTGATTTTTATGTTGATGGTGTAAGTATTCCAGTAAAATTTTTAAGGTATGATGGTAAATCAACTACTTATGTAACATATATGGAAACTAATATAGATAATTCTTATGCAGGAGATAACGAAATTTTAGGTTATGTATTATATTATGATTTTGATATTTATTCAAAAGGAAATTACTTTAATATAGTTAAAAAAATTAAAAAAATAATGAAAGATAATGGTTTTATATGGCAACCAAGTAGAACTTCACAAGATATGTATGAAGATGATACTGGTTACTATCATAAAACCTTATGCTTTGCAAAAGAAAGACAAGAAATAGAAGATTTAATGCCAAGTGTATAAGAAAGGAGTGAATCTTAATGGCTAAAATAGGTTTAAATAATTTTAGATATGCAGTAGCAACAATAAATGAAACAACTGGAGCAATATCATATGGAACAGTGAAAAAACCCGGAAAAGCAGTTAGTTTTAGTTTTGAACCTACTACAAGTGATGCAAAACTATATGCAGATGATAGTCTAGCAGAAAGTGATAACAGAGTTACTGGTGGAACTTGCACTATGGGAATTGATAGATTAGATGCAGAAACACTAGCAGAAATTTTAGGACATGATTATGATAGTGATACTCAAGAAGTTGTTTCTAATGTAAATGATATAGCACCTTATGTTGGTGTTGGTCGTATAGTTAGAATTATGGTTGATGGTACTCAAATGTTTAGAGCAACATTTTTAGCACAATGTAAATTTGCAGAACCAAGTGCAGATGATAATACAATGGGTGAAAGTGTAGAATTTTCAACTTATGAATTATCAGGAACAGTTGTTGTTCCAACAGATGGAAACTGGAGAAGGGAAAAATTATTTACATCTCAATCTGATGCAATAAGTTACTTAGAAGGATTATTTAGTCCATCTGTAAGTGTGTAAACCATTAATGGGGTGGGGTTAATACCCATTCCATTTTTTTATTAAAGGAGGAAATGAAATGAAAAGTAATGTAACATATATAGAATATAAAGGACAAAAATATGATGTAGTTTTTGATATGAATGTAATTGAAACTTTACAAACAAAATATGGGAGTTTTAATAAATGGTCTGAATTAATTCAACCATCAAAAAAAGGAGAAGAATGTAATATTGAAGCCTTAAAATTTGGATTTTGTGAAGCAATAAATGAAGGTATAGATATAGCAAACGAAGATAGAGAAGAAAAACATGACTTTTTAACATTAAGACAAGTTGGAAGAATTATAACAGATTTAGGATTAAGAAATATAAATGAAAAAATACAAGATGCAGTCATAGAAAGTACAAAAAGTGAAGAAAAAAACATATAATTCCTGATGAAGAAGATGATGAAGATACAACAATAGATTTTACATGGATCTACTTCATTGGGAGAACTAAATTAAATTTAACTACTAAAGAAATAGGAAGATTAACTTTTAAATTGTTTTTTCAATTATATCAACATTATAAAAATGATTTTGATAAAGAAATGTTAATGAGAGCATCAAATACAACCTATAAAAAACTAAAAGAAAAAGCAGAAGAAAGTGATAAATGGTTCTAAAGGAGGTGATTATATGGCAGGATTTGGTTCAAGTATTAAACTAGATGGAGAAAGTGAATATCAAAGAGCCTTAAAACAAATAAATCAAAGTTTAAGAGAAGTTGGTTCTGAAATGAAGGTTGTATCATCTAGTTTTGATAAAAATGATAAATCAACTCAAGCAATGGCACAAAAGTCAGAAGTATTAAATAAAGCATTAGAACAACAACAAGCAAAATTAAATGTATTAAAAAATAGATACAATGAAATAAATGCTACCTATGGTAAAAATTCTGTTGCACAACAACAATTAACTGCAGAACTTACTAAGGAAAAAGCAAAACTTGATGAAATAGGTTCTACACTTGGAAAAACATCAAAAGAATATCAAGACCAAGAAAAAGTTGTAAATCAATTGGAAGATAAACAAGTTCAATATAATAATGCAGTATCAAAAGCAAAAACAGAAATGAATCAAGCACAAGCAGAAGTAAATAAAACCACTAAAGAACTTGATGAACTTGGAAAAGTAGAAGATGATGTTACAAAAAAGACTAAAAGTGCAGGTGATGGATTTACAGTATTCAAAGGAATACTTGCAAATTTAGGAACACAAGCAATTAATAGTGCTATTAATGGTTTAAAATCAATGGGTAGTGCTTTAGTAAGTGTTGGAAAACAAGCAATAGAAAGTTATGCAGATTATGAGCAATTAGTAGGTGGTGTAGATACATTATTTAAAGAAAGTTCTAAAACAGTTCAAGAATATGCTAATAATGCCTATAAAACTGCAGGATTAAGTGCTAATGAGTATATGGAAACTGTAACAAGTTTTAGTGCATCATTAATCCAATCATTAGGTGGAGATACAAAAAAAGCATCTGAATATAGTAATAGAGCAATTATAGACATGTCAGATAATGCTAATAAAATGGGTACTGATATTGGTATGATCCAAAATGCATATCAAGGATTTGCTAAACAAAATTATACCATGTTAGATAACTTAAAACTAGGTTATGGTGGTACTAAAACAGAAATGGCAAGATTAATATCTGATGCATCAAAATTAACAGATGTACAAAAAGAACTTGGAATAACAGTAGATGCTAATGATATGTCATTTGGAAATATAGTAAATGCAATAAGTGTAGTACAAAAGGAAATGGGAATAATGGGAACTACTTCAAAAGAAGCAAGTTCAACAATAAGTGGTTCTGTAAATTCTATGAAAAGTGCATGGGGTAATTTATTAACTGGAATGGCAGATGATAATGCTAATTTTGATACATTAATAAATAATTTTGTAGATAGTGTATTAACAGTAGGAGATAATTTAATTCCAAGAATACAACAAGTAATAACTGGAATAGCACAAATGATAAGTGGATTATTAAATGAATTAGTTCCAAAGTTAGTAAAAGAAATCCCACCATTATTACAAGAAACATTACCAGTTCTAATAAAAGCAGTTCAAACAAGCATAAAAGCTATAATGGATGTATTACCAATGGTAATAGATAGCATAAGTGCATTAATACC